AAGAATCGGACCTAACGCCAGAAGCTATAAATAACGTGAAGCGCGTTAATGAGCTACGGCAAGAGCTTAACGGGCACCAGATGCGTTCTTCGGAGCTCAATGTGCTTATATCGGCTTATGCTAACGCGATTAAGAACAGCGTAGAGGGCGAGGAAGAGTCTGAGGAAGATTTGGACGAGGCTTCTTCGCACTAATATGTGGCAGATTAGCGCAGCCTTATCCGTCGCTCTCGCTCTTTCTTTGGGCGGCTTTAAGATGTATTACAATCAAGCTGAAGCCGAAAAAGAACTGGCCAGGGCCCGCTTAGAGCAAAGCATTGCTAATCAAAAGACTCTTGAGCAAGAGATTGGAAGCCAAAACGAACAGATTGAAGGTTTGCTGCAGAGCCAGGAAGACACCATGCAACAAATATCCTCCCTGGAGAAGGGACGCCAGGCAGCAGAAATGGAAGTTACTAGGGTAAGAAAAACATTTGCCAAGCATGATCTAAATGATTTGAGTCTTCGCAAGCCTAAGCTGATTGAGAAAATTATTAATAAGGGTACTCTGGAGGTTTTAAATGATTTGGAAAATATTACCACCCCTACTACTGATTAGCGGATGCTCAATGTTTGACAGGGGCCAGGCATTGCCGGAAGTCGCCCCTATTGAAATTATTAAAGTGGTTAGGCAGCAGACTGTGTATAACCCCCCATTACCTTCTAAGATTAATTCTCTTCCTGTTAAGTGGACTGTATTAACCCCAACCACTATGGCTGATTATTTAAAGGACCTGGAGAGCGGGGATGCGCCACAAAACGCTTTTTATGGGCTGACGAAGACGGGATATGAAAATCTTTCAAACAATATGGCTGAGATCAAAAGATATATACGGCAGCTGCGTTCGGTTGTTGAGTATTATCAAGATATTAATAAGCCAAAAAAACCCCCAGGTGAGGATGTTACAGATGAAAACTAGCGGTGAGGGCATTGCCCTAATTAAAAAATTTGAGGGCTGCGAGATAAAAGCCTACCAGTGCAGCGCAAAAGTATGGACGATAGGATACGGGCATACCAGGGGAGTTTCCGAGGAGGACACCTGCACAAAAGAAGAGGCTGAGAAAATTTTAGTAGAAGATTTAGAAGAGTTTGAAAAATATGTTAATGACCTGGTTGATATACCGCTTGCTCAAAATCAATTCGATGCCTTAGTAGCCTGGACATTTAACCTGGGCCCAACTAATTTAAAGTCATCTACTTTGTTGGCCAAGCTAAACGAGAATGATGTGAATGATGTTCCTTTCCAGATAAGACGCTGGAACAAGGCAGGCGGCAATGTTCTTGACGGACTTGTGCGTCGAAGAGAAGCTGAGGCCCTTCTTTGGTTAGGTGAAGAATGGTCGCATGTCTAATATAGATTTAAAAGACTTTGACATACTGTCTGAGCAAGAACAGACCGAGGCAATGGCCCTCATTAGCCGTTATGATCGGCTAGAAAAGCAAGAAGAGTGCCAGGGTGACTTTATTTCTTTTGTAAAGCATATGTGGCCTGAGTGTATCCTGGGTCGTCACCACCACATTATTGGTGATAAATTTAACAGGATTGCCCAGGGTAAGCTCAAGCGTCTAATTGTTTGCTTGCCTCCTAGGCATTCAAAGTCAGAATTTGCTTCGACGTTTCTCCCAGCCTGGATGATGGGCTTGAGGGGAGATCTCAAGATAATCCAGACAACGCACACCGCAGAGCTTGCGGTACGGTTTGGTCGTAAAGTCAGAAACATCATTGACAGCGAGGACTACCAGCACGTTTTCCCAGAGCTAAAGCTGCAGTCAGACAACAAAAGCGCAGGCCGATGGACTACTAACCAGGAAGGTGAATCCTTCTATGCGGGTGTTGGTGGAGCCATCACGGGTCGTGGTGCCGATCTTTTAATTATTGATGACCCCCATTCTGAGCAAGATGCGCTGTCGCCAACGTCGATGGACATGGCTTATGAGTGGTACACCTCTGGTCCAAGGCAGCGATTGCAGCCTGGAGGAATCATTGTCATTGTAATGACCAGGTGGAGTACAAAAGACCTAGTGGGCAAGGTCCTTAAAAAGCAGGGCGATGAGCATGCTGACCAGTGGGAGGTTGTAGAATTTCCTGCCATTATGCCTGAGTCTGAAGAGCCCTTATGGCCTGAGTTTTGGAAGAAGGAGGAGCTGCTAAGTGTTAAAGCTTCTCTACCTATTGCCAAGTGGAATGCACAGTGGATGCAGCAGCCTACCGCACAGAGTGGCGCCATAGTTAAAAGAGAGTGGTGGCAGATGTGGGAAGACGAGAGAGTACCGTCCTACAGCTACATTATCCAATCCTATGATACTGCCTTCTCTGCTAAGGAAACAGCTGACTATTCTGCTATTACAACCTGGGCAGTTTTTGAGCCAGAAGCGGAAGGTCCAGAGGCCATTATGCTGCTGGATGCTAAGCGTGTTCGTTTAGACTTTCCAGAACTGAAGAAATTGGCGTATGATGAGTATAAATATTGGGAGCCGGACTGCGTACTGATTGAAGCAAAAGCAAGCGGCACCCCTCTAACGCAGGAATTGCGTAGGATGGGCATACCAGTCGTGGCGTATACACCGAGTAGAGGCCAGGATAAGATAGCTAGAATGAACTCGGTAGCCCCTATATTTGAATCTGGAATGGTGTGGGCCCCAGAAGAAGCTTTTGCAGACGAAGTGATTGACGAGATGGCAGCCTTTCCATTTGGTGAGCATGACGATTTCTGTGATAGTGCTACAATGGCATTAATGCGGTTTAGGCAGGGTGGATTCCTAAGCTTAGAATCTGATTATAAAGACGAGGCCCAATTCTTAAATAGAGGCAGGGTGGTATATTACTAATGGCTATTGAAAAAAGAAATTTAGGTACTGAGAACGACGGAGATATTATGGCGTCGGGTTCTGGCATGGAAGTTATGCAGGAGCCATCTCGCCAGGACATGATATCCCAGGCCGCAGAGATCTTGGTTACAGAAAAAGATATCCTGGTTGATGATGAAATTGATGCAATGGAAGAGACGCTGCAGGTTGATTTTAACGCCAACCTGGTAGAATTCCTGGATAAATCAGATCTAAATATGTTAGCTGGAGATGTTCTTGAGTCTATTGATGCAGATAAAGAGTCTCGCAGCGACTGGGAAAAGACATACACAGATGGACTAAAGTATCTGGGCATGAAGTTTGATGACGCTAGGTCTACCCCTTTCCAGGGAAGCTCCGGTGTTATTCACCCCATTCTTGCAGAAGCTGTTACGCAATTCCAGGCACAGGCTTATAAAGAGCTGCTTCCGGCTAAAGGTCCAGTTAAGACAGAGATCATGGGTGCACGGACACCTGAAGTTGAAGCTCAGGCTGATCGCGTCCAAGAGTTTATGAACTTCTATATTATGAACGTAATGAAAGAGTACGATCCAGAGCTGGATATGCTTTTGTTCTATCTGCCCCTGGCAGGATCTGCGTTTAAGAAAGTCTACTATGACACGGTTAAGAAACGTGCATTGTCAAAATTTATCATGCCGCAAGACCTAATAGTCCCTTATGAGGCCACAGATTTAACCTCGGCTGAACGTGTTACTCACGTTTTAAATATGTCTAAGAACGAGATCCGAAAGCAGCAGCTTTCTGGATTCTATGCGGACATAGAGCTCAAAGGCGGCGGCCAGCACTTTAGTCGTTCTGAGATTGAAGAGCAGATTGATGAGATTGAAGGTCAATCACCCAGTTACCAGGAAGATAGAGATCATGTAGTGTATGAGACTCATTGTGTTCTGGACATACCAGGCTTTGAGGATATTGGAGAAGATGGCGAAGAGACTGGGTTAAAACTACCTTATATTGTTACGATTGATGACGGCAGCCAACGTGTTCTGTCTATTAGACGTAACTACCTTGAAAATGATCCGTCGAAAGAGAAGATCAACTTCTTTGTCCAGTACAAGTTTTTACCAGGTCTAGGCTTTTATGGCTTAGGTCTTAGCCACATGATTGGCGGTATATCTAAGGCTGCTACGTCTATACTTCGGCAGCTGATTGACGCCGGAACCTTGGCCAACCTCCCAGCTGGATTTAAAGCCCGCGGCATGCGGATACGCGATGAAGATGAACCGCTGCAGCCAGGTGAGTTTAGAGATATTGATACTACTGGAGCGTCACTAAAAGACAACCTAATACCGCTGCCAATTAAAGAACCAAGCAACGTATTGCAGGGCATGCTCTCAATGCTGGTTGATTCAGGCAAGCGGTTTGCCAGTATTGGCGACATGAACATAGGTGATTCTAACCAGGCTATGCCTGTAGGCACTACCGTAGCTCTTTTGGAGCGTGGTACTAAGGTAATGTCTGCGATCCATAAGCGCCTGCATTATTCGCAGCGCATGGAGTTTAATCTTCTTGCTCAAGTATTTGCAGAGTATCTTCCTCCCAGCTATCCATACCAAACTGGAAGTGGGCCCCAGGAGATTAAAGGCGAAGATTTTGATGGCCGTGTAGATATTATTCCGGTCAGTGATCCCAACATATTCAGTCAGAGCCAGAGAATTACCTTGGCGCAAGAGCTGTTGCAGATGGTGCAGAGCAATCCTGAGATCCACGGTCCTAACGGGATGTATGAGGCGTACCGAAGAATGTATGCCGCCCTGGGTGTGGATAACGTAGATGCTTTATTGCAGCCACCGCCACCGCCACCACCGCCACCTATGCCGGTTGATGCGGGAATGGAGAATGCTGGATTTATGATGGGTCAGCCTGCTAATGCTTTCCCACCACAGAATCACCAGGCACACATTGATACGCATAGATCTTTATTTATGACTGATGTTGTAAAGACTAACCCTCAGCTGCAGGGAGCTATTTTGTCTCACATGATGCAGCACCTGCAGTTTATGGCAACTGAAGGAGCGCAAGAGCAGATGCCTCCAGAGGTTCAAGAGCAGATACAGCAGATGGAGCAGCAGTTACAGTCAGGCCAGGTGCCAGAAGAACAAGCAGCGTCTATGCCTGCAGATATTCAAATGATGAAAGAGGGCTATGCGGCGCCAATTATGGCACAGCTAACTCAGGATCTACTTGCATCGCTGGATACTGGATCAGAAGAAGATCCATTGGTTGCCATACGGCAGCAGGAACTACAATTGAGAGATAAAGAGATAGACCAAGATGCTGAGCAGTTTGAGATGAAGCAGGACTCTAGGCAGAACGAAAGCCTGCAGGATGTTGCTATAGCTCAGCAGCGAATCAATACGACTAAGCAGGTCGCTGATGATAAGTTGGGTATCGCTGAACAGCGACTAGACCAGCAAGCTAATCTAAAGCTGGCCGAAATGAGAGCCAAATTTGGAGGTATAAGATGACTACAAGTTATGTTTTAGAAGCGCGGCAGGAGCTAAAGCGAATCAAACAAATTGAGCGTGCAGCAGAAATTTTAATCCAGGAGCAAGCGGTCCAGGCTAAAATTGATGAAGCCAAAACAATCGCCGACTGGGCTGCTTCAAAAGAAGATCGCGTAAGCGGCGTCTATAAGGCACCGGTTGCTGCAGAACCTGTAGAGATGGAGCGCGCTAGAACTGACGCGGGACACTTTATAGCCGATGACCCAGAAACCCCTGATGTAAATGAGGCGTATGTGCCTAAAAAGAAAGCTGCACCTAAGAAGAAGGCTGCCGCAAAACCTAAAGCAAAAGCTAGGAGTAAGAAGTAATGCCATTAGATAAAGGTAAAAAATCAATCGGTAAGAACATTAAGAAGCTTCGCTCAGAAGGCAAGCCCCAGGCTGAGGCAGTAGCTATTGCTATGAAGACTGTCAAAGGCATGAAGATGGGTGGCGAAGTTAAGCGCATGAAGACTAGAGGCACTGGCGCCGCGACTAAAGGTTTGCACTATTACGAGAAGACCTGATGGACGAGTTAAATCTGGCTAGTCGTTTAAAAAGGACTATTTCTGACCGCAAGGGTCAGATTCAGGAAGTGCTGATGGGTGGTATGCTCAAAGATATAGATCATTATAAAAGTTTGCAAGGTCAACTAGAAGTGTTAAACTTAGTAGAAATGACCATAAAAGACTATTATAAGGAGAACAAGTTTGAGTAAGAAAAAATCCAGTATTGACAGTGCTTATGTAGAAGGTGATGAGAGAACCTTAGATCCTCGCTTGATAGACCTAAGCCTGGTGGAAAGAATGCCTACCCCTACCGGTTGGCGTATGCTTGTTTTACCTTATGCCGGACAGGGCCAAAGTAAGGGCGGAATTGCCTTAACCAAAGAAACCTTGGACCGTGAAGCCCTGGCAACGGTTGTTGCTTATGTAGTCAAAGTAGGACCCCTATGTTATGGCGACAAAGCCAAGTACGGTGATAAGCCGTGGTGCGTCGAGAAAGAATGGGTTCTTATTGGTCGATACTCTGGTGCCAGGTTCAAGTTAGAAGATGGCGCTGAAGTCCGCATTATCAATGACGATGAAGTTATTGGTACTATCTTAGATCCAGACGACATAGTGAGCTTCCGATGATAGAAAATAGCCAAGCTGAAGAGCTAGAAAACAACGAAGAAATTGACATTGAGATTGTTGATGATCCTGCAGAGGAGTCAGAGTTTAAGTCAAGCTCCGATGATGAGCTAGAGACATATACAAAGTCGGTTAGCAAACGAATCAATAAGCTTAACGCTAAGAATAAGCAGGCAGAAGATCGTGCAGCGCAGCTAGAGCAAATTGCTATGGCTAAAGAACAAGAGCTTCAGCAGTATCGCGCTTACACTGCTCAGCAAGACAACGTAGTCTTGAGCAAGGAGTCAGAGGCTCTTCAAGCAAAAGAAGCACAGGTAGACGACGTTTATAAGAAGGCCGTCCAGAGTGGCGATGCTGATCTTATGTCTAAAGCGGCTACATTGAAGAATGATATCTCTATTCAAAAAGAACGCCATCGCGTCAATCTGGCACGGGCTCAGGCAGAAACGCCAGCCCAGGTCCAAGACCAGGGGCAGTATCAAACTTATAATCAGCAGCAAGGCCAGCAGCAACAGCAGCAGCAAGTAACTTCTGAGCCTACTAGCGAAGCCTTAACCTGGCATGAGCGAAACCAGTGGTATGGTAACGGTGAAGATCAGGAACATTTGCAGGCAACTCAGTTTGCTTACTTCACTCACTTTAATTTAATCAATGAAGGCTTTGAGCCTGACAGTGACGATTATTACTCGCAATTGGACACTCGCGTGGGAAAAGTATATCCTAAACTTATTGGTGCTGAAAATAGCAACGATAATGCTGTACAAAATGGAAGCAGGCCCGCCGTGCAAAGAGTCTCTTCCTCCGCCTCCCCTGGCGGACGGCAACAAA